CAAAATTACATAATGTTTGCAACTTTCATTGCGCGGTAGTACACGTTTGTCATGGCGTTTAGAGCGCCAAGACCTTGTGTTAGACCTTGAGCAAATGGGTTAGCAACTAGACCGTAACGAGTCTTGAAACCAATCTTAGGTTGGAAAGATCCGGTATCAACTGCACGAACCATTTGTAGAGGAACGTATGGGCAGTAGAAAATACCTGCGTCATATGCATTTGAACCTTTGTAACCAACAACGGCAAACTCAGAAGTTGTACCTTGTGGGAAATATGGATCAATATAAACCTTGATACGACCGAACATTGTACCTGCAAAAGTGTTACCAGTATCGTCAACTGTTAGGTTAACTTGACCTTGTAGGGCTGAGTTGTAATCAAGAATTCCAGCCATTGCAAATGCTGATGCAACGTCTGAAGAGCAGATTACAATGTTACCCTTACCACGACGGGTATCTTTTGCAATGTAGTTAGCTTCACGTTCAATTTGGAATGCAAGACCTTTAATCTTTTCAACCATCCAACGACCGTTTGAGTCGGTGTCTAGGTCAAAAGTACCTTGGGTTGTTGTACCAACTTGTGCACCAACTTTAGCAACTGAGTAGATTGTACGAACAACTTCACGGTTAATTTCAGCAAGAATTTCTGCTGAAAGGATATTGCTTAGTTCGGTTTCAGCGTCAAGACCATGAACTGCCTTAAGGTCTTGTGCAAGTTCCATTGTGTATTCTGCTTTTAGAGCGCGTGTCTTAGCAGTAACGGTAACTTTTTCAATGCTGAATGCCATTTCATTGAATGTGCCACCAGCTGGTGATGTAGTTGTTCCAAGAGCTTCACCAGATGCAGTTGTTAAAGCTGAACCGGTTGTAACTGTTGAAGCAAATACGTTCTGGCTTCCTAGAGCAGTATTAGCTGCAAGAGAAAGAGCGGTTTGAGCACCAGTACCAGAAAATGCGCTATTAACTTCATTGTAGAATGTTTCTGCTGCACCTGCTGTTACGTTTGCTGTTGAAGATGTGCTACGCATTGCAAAGATAAGACCGGTAGGTCCAGTCATAGGCTGAACACCGCAAATATCATAAGCAATAAGGTTAGGCAATGAACGACGAACAAGACTGATAAGAATTGGATCAAAACCAGCCATTGGACCACCTGCTGCTCCTGTACTTGCATCATAAACAAGCTTATTACGATACTTGATCATGATATCACGCAAATACTGTTCTGCTTTTAATTTAGGAAGATTACCTACGTCAATATAGAATACTCTACGTTCTGGCGCACGGGAAAGACGATAAATTACAACAGCATCTTCAATCATTCTTAATTGATTTAATGATTTAATTGCTTTGTGAAGATAAGAAACAACCATTACGTTCTTACCGTCCATCATACCAGAATTGACATTAATAACAGAATCAGGAGCAATTCTTGATCCTTGATTAACGGATGCTGTGTATGATTGCGCTGCTAATCCTCTTTCATTGAATACATAATATTCCGAAACTGCTTTAATTGTTTCTAGACCTGTTTTAAGATCACGTTGTTTTTGGACTTCACGAACTTTTCTGATCTTTCTTGGATCAATAAAACGTAATTCTTGAATACCTTGTTTTGGATTACTTTCATCAACAACTGCATGATAATATAATCTTCCATCAACATACCAACGCTTGAAGATTTCATCACCTAGATTTGAGAAATTAAGCATTCTCTTGATGCCATCAAATTCATCACGAATTTTCTTTTTGATGGAATCTGGTTGATTTAATTTGTCAAGATTAATACTGACAATCTGACCTTGTGGATCCAGTGTGAAAGCTTCCGTAACAATTTCTGTAATAGCTTGATCACATTCTGGATGTAAAGACATTTCACGATATCTGGTAATAAGCTCAATCTCATTTCTGACTGAACCTTCCAGATCAACATAAGTGCCATAATAAGCACCTTGTGTGATGGTAATAGCACCATCTTCTATTGCTGGTTGTGGAAGCGAAAATACAGGTTGCTCAGGTGGAGTCACCTGAGTTAAATCTTTTTTACCTAAACTAAACCCGAAAAGTTTGAATGCCATTGGTTTTATTCCATTATAAAATCATAAAAGAGGGGAAAATCCCCTCTTCTATTTAAACAACACCAGTTTCAACGGATTCCCACCATTGATATGATAATGTCACACTAAATTCTTCAATTGTATCATTTGAACCCCAATCAACATCAATTGGTGCTACATCTGTTGGAAATACTCCAATAAACTTATATTTCTTTAGAGTATCACCTTTCTTGCCGTATTGACGAACTTCGCTATCAACAGTATAAGCACCTGGATTGAATGCAAGCGGATTACGCACGTTAAGACTATGACTATTTAATCCATTCATCCAACGCTCAAAAGAGTTACGGATCTGGAAATCTTCATCATTGATAACGGTTACTGTCCAATCAGCAAAAGTTCTATTTCCTACAAACTTTAGTTCACGACCAAAATATTGAACAGGCACAACACCTACTGTGGATCCAGGTAGTTGTGCTGTTCTGCACATAAATGTCATTTTTTGTGACGCATTTCCAGGTGCTGCAAAGTTAGGAAATGGCATAACAACTTCAAATAGATTTGGTCTTGCACCATCGCCCTGCATTTGAGAGCGGAATTCATTTACATTGAAAGCCATATTGGTTCTCCCTCTCTCTATTTATTAAAACTTACCAACAATTTCATCAAAACTTACACCTGTACGAACGGCTACAAAGTTAAGTTGAATGAAATTGATTGAACGTGCAGGTTTGATATAGATATCGCCAACAAATTGATTTGCATCAATAACTTGTGATGTATTATTTGTTGTATCGCAAACAACACGATAATCATAGATACCACGACGACCTTTTACATCGCGTAGGAATGGTTCCACAATAGAAACAAACTGTGCGCGAGTGAAATCATCATTGAATTCAAATAATGATGAACGTGCTGCTCTTGTAATAGATTGTTCAAGAACAATGAATAGACGGCGAACATTAATTCTATCAAATGCGCTTGGACGACTCAACATTGTCTTATCACCATAAAGAAGAGTACCTTCTCCTGGGAATGTAACAACTGGATTTACACCATTCTTGTAAAGTGTATCACGATCAGACTTTGTTGGATTCCATGCTAATTTAACAACATTAAGAATCTGACCTCTGTTGAAACCAGCTGGTGAGAACCATGGATCACGTTGTAAATCTGTACGAACGCATAGTCCTGCAACATCACCGTTTAGAGGTATCCAACGATATACGTCATTATACTTGTCATATTGATACTTCCATCCGCAATCCATTACTGCGTATGAAGATGATGTTAGCGCATTTCTAGTAGCTACAACGCTTGTTGCTTCATTACCTGCATTATTAACAACATCTGTTTGTTGTGGTGAAACAAAGACCATAACATCTTTTCTTG